TCTTGGTCCATTAAAAAAAAAAAAAAACGAGAATAGCTTATATTGTAAAATCAAATTTTGAAAGGAGTTTGTTAATATGTTAAAAAAGACAATTACTTACACTGATTATAATGGTGTTGAAAGAACTGAGGATTTCTATTTCAATCTCACAAAAGCTGAGCTTATGGAGATGGAATTAGGAGTAAATGGTGGCATGACTCAATTATTAGAAAAGATCGTAGCTGAACAAAATTCTGCTAAGTTAATTGAGAAATTCAAGGAGATGATCCTAAAATCTTACGGTGAGAAATCACTAGACGGTAAGAGATTCGTTAAGTCAAAAGAACTTACAGATGCGTTCACTCAAACAGAAGCATATTCTGAACTATTCATGGAGTTAGCTACAGAACCTAAGAAGGCTGCTGAATTTGTAAATGCTATTATACCACAAGAGCCTAAAAAGATGACCATGCCTAACCAATAAGGAGGTGAATTGAATGCTTCAGATTACAATACCTGCAACGGAGTGGTTCGATAGTGGCTCTCAAACATTTATCCAAACGAAAGAGCAGACATTGCAGCTGGAGCATTCACTTGTCTCTTTATCAAAATGGGAGTCAAAATGGAATAAACCTTTCTTATCGAAAGGCGACAAAACAATTGAAGAGACAGTGGATTATATTCGCTGCATGACAATTACACAAAATGTTGACCCTAATGTATATTTAGGAATAACTGACAGTATAGTAGAGCAGGTCATGGCGTATATAGACGCGCCTATGACAGCTACTACATTTAACGAGGAAAAAACTAAGGGTGGAAGAAGTGAAACTGTTACCGCCGAGATTATCTACTACTGGATGATCACTTTAAACATTCCTTTTGAGTGCCAGAAATGGCACCTTAATAGATTACTAACACAAATACGAGTATGCAATATTAAGAATAACCCTCCTAAGAAGATGGGAAGAAAAGAACTTATGGCTCGTAACAGAGCGTTAAACGCATCTCGTAGGCAAGCTTTAAATACGAAAGGATAGGTGATATTATGAGTAATAGCCCATTAGTAAGCTATACTAAAATAAGCCCTAATAAGACTAAACCTAGAAACCATGTGATAGATACAATAACTATTCACTGTGTTGTAGGTCAGCTATCCGTAGAACAAGTAGGCGATATTTTCGCTAACCCAGAACGTCAAGCCTCCTCTAATTATGGAATTGGCGCTGATGGAAGAATTGGTTTATATGTTGACGAAAGCGATAGATCTTGGTGTTCATCTAACAGATACAATGATAACAGAGCTATCACAATTGAATGCGCATCTGACATGACGCATCCGTACGCTATAAACGATACAGTATACAAATCCCTAATCAATTTATTGGTTGATATTTGTAAACGAAACGATATTAAAGAACTTAAATGGAAAGGCGACAAATCTCTAGTTGGCCAAGTAGATCAACAAAACATGACCGTACACAGATGGTTTGCTGCAAAAGCATGTCCTGGTGATTATATTTATAATAGACTAGGTAAGATAGCAGATGAAGTTAACTCTAAGTTAAAAGCAAATGCAGAACCTCAAACTTTATATTGTGTTCAAGTAGGAGCATATGCAAAGAAAGGTAATGCTGAGAACAAACTTAAAGAATTAAAAGCTGCAGGATTTGATGGTTATATTACTACAAAGATTAAATCGTAAAGGGTGATATTATGATAGTAATCAAACAATCTGGTAGTTTTAAACACACAGAGAGATTTTTAACACGTGCATCTAGACTAAACATTAGAAATGTCCTAGATAGATATGGAAGAGAAGGTGTTAATGCTCTTGCTATGGCTACGCCCGTAGACTCGGGTTTAACAGCTAGTTCTTGGGGATACGAAGTCCATGTTTCCAGGAATACATATTCTATTACTTGGACTAACTCAAATGTTGTCAATGGTGTACCGATTGCTATCGTATTACAATATGGCCATACCACTAAGAATGGTGGGTATGTTCAAGGACGAGATTATATTAACCCAGCAATCAGACCGATATTTGACAAGATCGCAAATGAAGTATGGAAGGAGGTAACACAAGCATGAGTACTGTAGATAATCGCATTGTTAATATGCAGTTTAACAATAGAGAATTTGAGAGCAGAATCCAAACAAGTATATCATCTCTTGATAAACTAAAAAAGGGATTAAAACTTGAAGAATCTGCTAAGAGTTTAGAGAATCTTGAGAAAGCAGGTAAGAAGTTCTCAATAGCGGGAATAGCTGATGGTGTAGATAAAATCGCCAACAAATTTTCTGTTCTTGGTATTATGGGTGTTACCGCTCTCCAAAATATAACTAATACTGCAGTGAATGCGGGTAAAAGAATCGTCTCTGCTTTAACCATAGACCCTATCAAGATGGGGTTCTCAGAATACGAGACGCAGATCAATGCTGTGCAAACTATTTTAGCAAATACTTCTAGTAAGGGTACGACGTTAACAGACGTTAATGCTGCTTTAGATGAGCTTAACGCATACGCGGATAAAACTATTTACAATTTTACAGAAATGACTCGTAACATCGGTACATTCACCGCGGCCGGTGTTGAGCTAGATACGTCAGTACAAGCTATTAAGGGTATTGCTAACTTAGCTGCGGTTTCTGGTTCAACCAGCCAACAGGCAAGTACAGCAATGTATCAATTATCTCAAGCCTTAGCTTCAGGTACAGTTAAATTAATGGACTGGAACTCTGTAGTTAATGCGGGTATGGGCGGTCAGGTATTCCAAGATGCCTTAAAAGAAACTGCCCGAGTTCATGGTGTAAATATTGACCAGATGATTAAGAACGAAGGATCGTTCAGGGAAACACTCAAGGATGGATGGTTAACATCTGAAATCTTAACCGAAACCTTGTCTAAATTTACTGGTGACTTGAATGAGGAACAGCTTAAGACAATGGGTTACACTCAAGAACAGATTAAATCCATTATGGAAATGGGCCAAATGGCTAATGATGCTGCTACAAAAGTTAAGACATTCACACAATTATTTGACACCTTAAAAGAAGCAGCTCAATCCGGATGGACTCAATCTTGGGAAATTATAGTCGGTGACTTTGAGGAAGCTAAGGAATTACTAACAGAGGTTAGTGATGTATTTGGCGGAATTATTGGAGCATCGGCTGAAGCAAGGAATGAAATGCTAAAGGGATGGAAAGACTTAGGCGGACGTGCATCTTTAATAGAAGCTGTTCGTAATGCTTTCCATGGTATATTAGATGTTATAAAACCAGTTAAAGAGGCGTTTAATGAGATATTCCCTCCAATAACTGGGCAACAATTATTCAATCTAACAGAAGGTTTGAAGAAACTAACAGAACAATTCAAAATAGGAGAAACTACTGCCGCAAATATTAAGAGTACCTTCAAAGGCGTATTTGCTTTACTAGATATTGGCGTTATGGCTATCAAAGCTCTTGCTCAAGGAGCGTTTGATTTAGTTGGCGCTATATTACCAGTAGGCGATGGTCTATTAGGTATTACTGGAGGTATTGGTGAGTTCATTGTAGGTTTGAGAAATTCATTAAAAGAAGGTAATGCATTTGGTAAAATGGTTACTGGTATTACGGATATTCTCAAAGTTGCAATTGGTTGGATAGAAGGTCTAGTTAATGCTATCAACGAATCATTCAAAGGTTTTGCTAATGTTGATACATCTGGGTTAGATGCATTAAGTGGCAAAGTACAAGCTAGATTCGCTCCGTTCGAAGCCATAGGAAATGCTCTTAAATGGATATTTAGTGGAATAGTCGGAGTAGTTGAGAAGGCTATACCAATAGCTGCGAAATTCGCTTCTATGGTTGGAGAAGCTTTCGGAGGACTAACTGATACTATTACGAACGCTATAAATACTGGAGATTTCAGTCAAGTTCTTGATATATTTAATACAGGATTACTTGGCGGATTGATATATGGTATAAAGAAATTTGTTGACTCTTTATCTGGTATTACAGAAAATGCTGGTGGATTCTTAGAAGCTATCACAGGTATATTAGATGGGGTTAAAGGATCTCTTGAAGCATACCAATCAAGTCTTAAGGCTAAAACACTAATCACAATAGCAGGAGCAATAGCTATATTAGCCGCAGCCCTTACAGTCTTATCGCTTATAGACTCTGGTAAATTAGGCGGAGCTTTAGCTGCTGTAACTGCTATGTTTGTTGAATTGTTTGCAGCAATGGCTATATTTGAAAAGATCATGGCGGGCAAAGGCTTCAAAGGAATGGCTAAAGTATCTCTTGGTATGATAGCACTATCTACCGCTGTCCTTATATTATCTGCTGCTATGAAGAATATCGCAGATTTAAATCTTGCACAGTTATTTAAAGGTTTAGGCGGCATAGCTGGTATGGCTGCTATATTAGTTGTATCTGCTAATGCATTATCTAAGTCTCATGGCAAGCTAATCAAAGGCTCTACTGGTCTTATTGCATTTGCTGCAGCTTTATTGATATTATCAAGCGCTGTAGAAAAAATAGGCAATATCGACTCTGATAAACTTGTAAAAGGTTTACTTGGTTTAGGCGCTTTGATGGCGGAACTTGCTATATTTACAAAAGTTATATCTGGTTCTAAAGGTATCCTAACAACATCTATTGGCATGGTAGCTCTTGGAGCAGCAATGGTTATATTAGGGTCTGCTATTGAGAAAATGGGTAACTTATCAATGGAACAAATTGGTAAAGGCTTATTAACAATGGCCGGGGCTCTAACTGCAATAACTGTTGCTATGAACTTTATGCCTGCCACAATGATAATAAGTTCTGTAGGTATGATAGCTATAGCAGGAGCTTTAGTTATATTAGCCGGAGCGCTTAAGATCATGGGTGGTATGTCATGGGAAGAAATAGGTAAAGGCCTAACCGTACTAGCAGGATCTCTAACAATAATCGCAATAGCAGTAACAGCAATGTTAGCAGCTCTTCCTGGTGCTGCTGCATTACTTGTTGTATCTGCATCTTTAGTAGTATTAGCTGGTGCACTTAAGATAATGGCTAGTATGTCATGGGGTGAAATAGCTAAAGCATTAGTAACTCTCGCAGCAGCATTCGCTGTTATAGGTGTGGCTGGAATGCTTCTTGCACCTTTAACACCTGTGCTGTTAGGATTGGGTGCAGCTATAGCATTATTAGGCGTCGGTATAACCGCTATAGGAGCAGGTGTATTATTATTCTCTACCGCATTAGCAGCATTGGCTGTATCTGGTACTGCTGGAGCTGCTGCGTTAGTAGTCATTGTAACAAGTATAATAGGATTGATTCCGATGCTTATTACAAAAATTGGCGAAGGTATTATTGCATTTGCTAAAGTGATTACGGACGGTGCTCCTGCTATATTAACAGCAGTCAAGACCTTGCTACTAGGCTTAATAGACACAATAGTAGAAGTAACACCAGCATTAGTAGAAGGTTTATTAACTTTATTAGTAAAATTACTACAATCTATAGCTGACAAGACACCAGACTTTGTACAAGCAGGATTCGATATTTTAATTGGATTCTTGAAAGGCGTTAGAGATAATATTGGCGAGGTTGTTGAGGTAGCAATTGATATTGTAATCGAGTTCTTAGATGCTCTTGGTAAAAAATGGAAAGATGTAGTAGATGCTGGATTTGATCTAATAATTGATTTTATCAATGGTTTAGCTGACTCTGTTGAGAAAAATATGCCAAGACTTGTAGATGCTATATGGAATCTAGGTGAAGCTATTGTAAATGGGTTAAAGGATTCTATAGTATTATTAAAAGATAAAGCATGGACAGCGATTAAAGATATGGCTCAAGGCTTAATCGATTCGTTCAAAGAAAAACTCGGGATTGTAAAAGATGGATGTACAGTATTCAAAAATATGGCTGGAGATATTATTAATGGTTTAATTAATGGTATTAAAGAAGGACTTGGAAATCTTGTACAAAGTGGTAAAGACCTAGGTTCTAGTGTTCTTACTGGCATAAAAGATTTCTTAGGCATTAAATCACCTTCAAGAGTTATGCGCGATGAAGTAGGTCATTATATTGTAGAGGGTATTACAGAAGGCATTAAGAAAAATGATAGTGCCGAAGAAGCTGCTAAAAAGAAAGCTCAAAATATAGTAAGCGCATTCAAGACTGAATTTGATAAATTAGATCTTAAATCTACAACTCAAAATTTAGAGAAGGAATTATGGGATGCTTTCAATGGCCCAGTTGCAACAGATGCCGATATTCTAAGAAAAGAGATAGAGACTGTTAATAACAAGTCCGCTATTGCTTGGCAAAAAATGGATCTTGCACAAGGAGAATATCAAACTACATTGAAAGAATTCGGCGAATCTTCTGATAAGACACAAGAAGCATATAATAAATTATTACAACGAAGAATCGAATTCGTTACATTACAAAATGAACTTATCGATTTGAATAACCAGTTGGAAGCGGTATTAAATCCTGCCCCAGTCGATACTTCTGAAGATAGTAAAGAATTGGCAGATTTGGAATTGGAGTTATGGCAAAAGGTTAATGATAAGACTGCTACTGAAGCTGATAAAGCAATAGCAAATATAGCAACTCTTAACCAAAAGATTACTACACAAATTGGAGCCGTTCAGTTTGCTCAAGAAGAATATCAGAACGTTATGAAAGAGTTTGGTGAATCTTCTGAAGAAGCAAATATAATGTATAAAGAGTATTTACAGGAACAAATTGAGCTTGCCGATATGATGAATGAGTTGGCCGACCTTAAAGAATCTGCTAAAGAAATTGAGGGATATCGTAAGAATGATACATTAAAAGATTTAGTAGAAGGTGTAGAAGGCGCTACAGAAGAAGCATTACAAGCTGTCCAAACAGTGTATAATGAATCTGCTGATGAAACATTCGGAAGTTTACTACCTAAATTTAACGAGTGGGGTTCTACATACGCCGAAGCCTTAGGCACTGGTATTGCAAAGAATACTAGTAAGGTAGAAGCTGTAGTAAAGACTTTAGTTGAAGACTGCGTCGATGCTATGCGCGATAAAGAAAAAGAATGGAAACGTGCTGGCAAATACCTAGTTAATGGTTTTATTGAGGGAATAGAAGATAATATTGATAGAGCTGCTAGAGCTGCTGCTAAGATGGCAAAAGAAGCTTTAGAAGCTGCTGAAGCAGAACTTGATATTAATTCGCCTTCAAGAGAATTCGCTAGATTGGGTAGATATGTAGATGAAGGATTTGCGCAAGGTATTCTTAAGTTCGCGTCCGTAGCCAAAGGCGCTACTAGCCAATTAGGCGAAGAAACCATACAAGGTTTCACAGATATCATCAAACATATTTCTGAGCTTGCTACAGACGATATGGATATGACGCCTGTGATTAGACCTGTTATAGATTTGACGGACGTTGAGAATAGTGAGAAGAAGCTTAATAGTATATTTGACACGAATAGAGCTTTCAATGCTACTGCTTCTATAAACAGTGCATCGAGAATATCTTCTAGAATGAATAACAATCAACCAGATAGCACTCAAATAAATAATCAACCTACACAAGGAGCATCATTCTCATTTGTGCAAAATAACTATTCTCCTACTGCTTTATCTAGACTTGATATTTACAGACAAACTAAGAATCAGTTCTCTACATTGAAAGGATTGGTGAGCGGAACATGATTAAAGCTTTAACAGTAACAAATTATTTAGGGCAGTCTAAGAGATTTGAGTTGGCTTACCCGGAGAAATCTGGGTTTGCCATCACAAACATCGAAGGTCTTGGTCCTAGTAAATCAAATATAATTACAACAGAAGTATCCACAAATGATGGTTCGCTATACAATTCTGCTAAAACTGGTTCTAGAAATATAGTAATTTCACTCGATTTTAGATTTGCAAAAGATATTGAACAGGCTCGTTTAGAGACTTATAAATATTTTCCAAATAAGAAACGTTGCAAATTAGTTATCGAGACAGATAGTAGAACATGCGAAACTTATGGATATGTTGAAGATAATCTACCTGATATATTTGCTAAAGAAGAAACTGCAAAAATATCTATAATTTGTCCAGATCCGTATTTATATTCTGTTGAGAAAACAATAACATTATTCTCTGGTGTAGAATCGGTATTTGAGTTTCCTTTTGAGAATGCTTCTCTTACAGATAACTTGTTAGAGATGGGCGTTATTAAAAGAGACACTATGCAAACTGTATTCTATAAAGGCGATATTGAGGTTGGCATTGTTATAACCATCCACGCTGTTGGAGAGGCTAAACATATAACAATCTATAATACAGGTACTAGAGAGTCTATGAAGATAAATACTGATAAAATTGAGTCTTTAACAGGCTCAGGAATAGTTGCCGGAGACACCATTACAATTAGTACAGTCAAAGGTGATAAATATATTAGTCTTCTTAGAGATGGTAAGACATACAACATATTAAATTGCCTAGATCGTTATACAAATTGGTTCCAAGTATTTAAAGGTGATAACATATTTGCATATGTTGCCGAGGATGGGGCCATGAATCTACAATTTAGTATTGAAAACCAGACTCTTTACGAGGGGGTGTAGTATTTGTTAGAAGCAACTATATTAAATACAAATTTCGAAGCGATCGCTATATTAGATACTTTCACGTCATTTATATGGACTGATAGATACGACAAATGTGGCGACTTCGAAATATACACTCAAGTAACAGATAAAGTAATGGCTACTCTAAAAGAGGACTATTATATTTGCGTAAAAGGTACTGATCATGTTATGATTATTGAAGATACCGAGATTAGTACTGATAAGGAAAATGGAAATAATATTTCTATCACAGGAAGATCTCTCGAATCTATGTTAGATAGACGAGTTATTTGGGGGCAGTATATTTTAGAAGGAAACTTGCAGGATGCTATAAAAGTCCTTCTAGAAGATAGTATTATATCTCCAGAGATACCAGAACGTAAGATTCCTAACTTTATATTTGAGATGACAGATGACCCGAATATTACAGAATTAGAAATAGAAGCCCAATATATGGGTGATAATCTATATGATGTAATTAGCACAATTTGTGAATCATATTCTATAGGGTTTAAGATAACTTTAAACCAATCTAACCAATTTGTGTTTAAGCTATATTCTGGGGCAGATAGATCTTACGATCAAACAGAGAATCCATATGTAGTATTTTCTCCTGGATTTGAAAATATAATTAATAGTAGCTATATTCAATCAAAGAAAACTCTCAAAACAGTATCATTAGTTATGGGAGAAGGAGAAGGTGCTAGTCGTAAGAATGTCGCTGTGGAATTAGAATCTGGCGGAGGATCTGGATTGGATAGAAGAGAGATATATACAGATGCTAGAGATATTTCTTCTGACACAGGAGACGACACAACTTTGACGGACGAAGAATATTATTCTCAACTAGCACAAAGAGGTGTTGAAGATTTATCTTTTAACACTTATACACAGTCTTTTGAAGGGCAAGTTGAAACAACAAAAATGTTCGTATACGGTACGGATTTCTTTATGGGAGATATTGTACAGATAGCAAATGAGTATGGACAAGAAAGTACCGCTCGTGTTATCGAAATAGTTACTTCCCAAGACACTACAGGTTATAGTGTATATCCTACCTTTAGTGCGGTATATTAAAAGGAGGTTTATATATGAGTGTAACTTTTGGATTTTATAATTCCTTAAACGGCGATCGTAAATACAATGCTACTCAGATATCTTCTATATTTGATGGGATTATTAACGATGGTATATACATGTCAATAGGAACGTGTATGATGGTTAAATCTAGTTCCGATCTAACTGTAGCTATTGGAGAAGGACGAGCATGGTTTAATCACACATGGACTTTGAATGACGCGGAATTATTATTAAATTTAGACCCAGCTGATGTTCTACTTGATAGAATAGATGCTGTAGTTTTAGAGGTTAATGCTACTGAAGCAAACAGAGAAAACTCTATAAAGATAGTTAAAGGTACAGCTGCTACTGAACCAGTAAGACCTACTCTAACAAATACTAGAGATATTCATCAATATCCATTAGCTTATATTTCAGTGCCTAAGAACGCTATAGCAATTACACAAGCAAATATAACTAATATGGTTGGCACATCATCCACTCCTTATGTTACAGGTATATTGAAAGTTATGGAGATAGACGATATTGTAGCACAATGGGAGACTCAATGGGAAGAATGGTTAGCTGACCAAGAAGCAGGTATAACTAACTGGAACAATACGCAAAGAGCTGCTTGGCAAAGATGGATTGAAACTCAAGAAAACGATTTTACAAATTGGGTAACCGAATATCAAGGTGAGTTAGAAGCCATAAAGACTGAATTTGACGCATTCAAAACCGCTAATCAAAACGATTTTACTACATGGTTTGAAACCATCAAAAATCAGTTATCTGAAGATGCAGCTGGTAATTTACAAAATCAAATTAACGATATTATAAGGCGTGAGTTTAATAGATATTATGGTATCGTAGCGAAAGAGACAATTATAAATAAAGACGCTAGTGGTGTAACAACTTCTATTGTAGAAAACAATGATGAGATTTCTGCTACCACTACATTTTCTGAAGAAGGAAACACAAAGACTATTACGACTCTTGTGGCTCCTTTGGAAGGTGAATTTAACTATATAAAAACAACAGTTATTGTCACAACAGATTCGGGTAAGAATATAACAGAATCTTTTGAACAGTCTGTTAAGTAAGGAGGTATAAAATATGGGATATGCTGAAGCGCAATATACCGTAGACGAAGTTCTTGGTACACTGAAAAAAGATCCTATTGCTGGTTTGGTACCTAATGATTTGAAAAATCTATCAATAATAGCAGGCGAAGGTATAGTTCAAATAACTTTTACACCGTCTGATACAATAATTGATGGAAGACTAGTTTGCACAATGGCTGGCGTTATTATAAGACGTAAAATAGGAAGTGCTCCTACGGACGAATTTGATGGGGATTTAGTTGCTGATATAAATGGCGATGCCTTATATTCTTATGAAACAACTCCTTATACAGATTCTGGACTAGCTAATGAGCAGACATATTATTACAGATTATTTACTTATAACCACTTTAATGTTATAAACAGATCTGAAAAAATGATAAAGGCAGTTACAGTTGGAAAGAAAAATATATGGGGCTTCCATCAAGACTTTACAAACCTAGATCCTGATAGCTCTATAACATATATAGAAGAAGCTACTGGCTACACACCAATGCATACTAATAAAGATACTGGAACAGTAACTGAAGGCTCTTGGGCTAGTTGGAGTTGGTTACAGCAAAATCTTCCTTATATGGTTAACAAAGATGGAACAGTAGGGTATCAATTAGATCCTAATGACTATACTAAGAAATTAGATGGTACTGCTTCTGATGTTAATAATAGATATTATGAAGGAGGAGCATTTGCTTGGCTTCCTAAATTATATATGAAAGAAGTTTATGCTGCTGATGGGAATAGTAGAGATGTATATTTTGCTTTGGGCAACGATAGTGTTGACACTGCGGATTTCCATTTAGCGCCAGGATTTGTAAATAAATTAGGACAGGAAGTAGAAGGTGTTTGGTTACCTATGTTTTATGTGGCAACACAAGCGCAATCTTGCGTTGGGTTTGTTCCAGTAGCTGGCAAAACACTTACTGCGCAGTTAAACACACTAAACACATTTTCTACTAATGCAGCTGCATTAGGCGGACCTATAATGAATACTCTAAGGGATATATTCTATCTCTTATACAGATCTACTAATATACAAGAAAAAGGCGGATATGGTAATTCTAAAAATAGCTCTGTAGTAGGTAATACAGTTGTTGGTGGAGGGCGCTTTTATGGTACTTCTGATGGAAAATCTCTAAACAAAGCGTTGCATTCGACAGTATTATTTGGATATAATTTATTACTAGGCGACCCTTATACATATAAAGGTACAGATGGCTATTTATATTTTAATACACATTATACATATCAAGGAACTAATACAAAGACTGCCGTAGTGTATAATGATGGCACGCCTGTATATCCTTCTAAATTGATATATTGTGATGATGCGATTGGATCTGTGCCAGTAGAGGGAACAACCGGAAGCTCGTCGACGGGTCTTTGCGATGCCATTTATGCAGCTTCATCAAACACCGCTATTAGTTTTCCTGGACGTTTGGGATACTATTATGGAGCGGAACAATCTGGTCCTGCATATTCTGAATTCACCCTTTCAGCAAATGTATTTCAGGATTTTCTTGGACACGCTACGGTTATATTACCAGTTGCCGGTTATTCGCCAGCAGCTTAGATATAAAGGAGGTATAAAATATGGGATATTCTGAAGCTCAATATGCCGTAAATGAAATTATTTCTGGGCTTAGAAAGAACTCCACATCTGGAGTAGAGCCAGATAACATGACAGATATTGCTCTGTCTGTGAATTCTGCAGGAAAAATATTAATTACTTTTGAAGTTGCTGACACAGTTGTATTTGGCCAGACAATTTGTAGAGTAAAGGGCGTTATTATAAGACGTAAAATAGGAAGTGCTCCTACGGACGAATTTGATGGGGATTTAGTTGGTAACTTCATGGATGAACAAATACACGCTCATGTGTTAAACCCTATAGTTGACATAGACCTTGTTGGGGATACATATTACAGGTTTTTCCCATATAGTGATACTGGTGTTCTTAATAAAAATAGAGCAAATATAGCTCATATAGATGCTAGTAAAAACCCAAGCCATACTATGATAGTCGGCTTCCATCAAGACTTTAATAATTTAGACCCTGATACATGTATAACTTACATAGCATCTTCAACACATTTTACACCAATGCACACCAACAAAGACACTGGTGCAGTAACTGAAGGCTCTTGGGGGCAGTGGGAATGGTTGAAAAAGAACTTACCATATATCGTAAATCATAGTACCGGTAAAGCTGTAAAACAACTAGACCCTAATGACTATACTAAATATATAGATGGTACTGCTTCTCCTGTAGCTACTAATTCCACAACTCAAGGTGCTTATGCATGGCTTCCTAGATTATATATGAAAGAAGTTTATGCTGCTGATGGAAATAGTAGAGATGTATATTTTGCCATGAACAATACATCTGAGGAAACAAAAGATTTCTATAAGGCTCCTGGATTTTATCACAATAGTGGCGACAGTGTTGATATGCAGGGTCTTTGGTTACCAATGTTTTATTTGGTGAGAGATGAAGATAATACTGATACAATATATCCATCATGCGGTTATAATAGGGCTCAAGATACACCTAATGCATTAACAAAAAGTGCTGAAGGAACCGAGTCTGCTGTTAGAGGTATAAACACAAAACTAAGAATACTAGGCGGACCTATAATGAACACTTTAAGGGATTTATTCTTTATGTTTTATAGATCTACAAATGTACAAGAAAAAGGTGGATATGGTAAAAGTTACTATCATAGCAAAAGTTCTCTTAGCGGTAATGTTATCCAGCCTGGTGGGCGCTTTTATGGTACAGGACCAATTGATTCATCTTCATCCCAAGCAAACAAAGCACTACATTCTATAGTATTATTTGGATATACGGTAGCACTTTTAGACCCGTATACCTTAAGACCAAAAGGCGGAAAGATATTAATGTCTCATAATTACTCATATAATTCTTCTGGGACAGGATATAAAAACACAAACGTGGTTAGTGATACTGATGCCTATACTATATATCCTAGTAAATTAGTATATGTCGATAAATATGTAGGTTCTATTATAGACACGTCTGGTAAAAAAGCTAGTAGTGTAACAGGTTTATGTGACTCTGTATATTTAAAAACATCTGGTA